CACGAGTATGTCTCGATGTTTTCCAGGATCTCCTCGTGGTTGTGGCAGCTTCTTGAGGTCTCAATGTCAAGAGCCTTGAAGGTGTCGCCCTCAAGCCCGGCCAGCACCTCGCTTATCTTTTCGAGCAGCCCGAACTCGCCGATGCCCTTGCGGTCGTTCCAGTCGGTCACGACATGAAGGCTTACGCGCACATCGGCACGGTACTCTACCCCGGTCACGACCGGTTTCCATTCTATGGGCTGGAACTCAATGAACACCGCCGGGCGTTCCCATGCGGTCTCCTGCTCTATGAACTCTACATTATGGTTCCACAGGTCGATGTGCCTTATCGCCGGCACAAAGAGGTCGGCATCATTGTCCTCGCTGTCGATGAACAGCTCACCGGCCTCGTTGACACATATAAGCTCCAGGCGGGCCTTGATGCGTCTGTATAATTCTTCTCGTACTGTCATTTTATATCAAAGTCTATGTTGTTGATGTATTCGTTAAGGTTGTCTTCTATGATCTCTCTGACTGCGGCCTCCACCTCAGGCGAGGTGCCCAGGAACTGCCGCCGTGGGATCCTGATGGTCGAGCCGGCCTTCATGAGTGCCATAGCTCTCCAAAAGTCGGATTCTGAGGCGAGCTGCCTGTTCCGCCTGTCCCTGCGGAGTGAACCGTCCTTTTTTCGTCCGAAGGAGCCTGCCGATGAATAGTGCTTGTACCAGAAGTACCTTTTCATCCTGGCGGTGACCACGATCTCGCCTCCCTCGTTGTGTATGGCCGCGTATGGCAGGTCTGAATAGAAGACAATGCTGTCGTCTGTGATCCTGCTGTGTATGCTCCGGCGGAGACTGCCGCTGTCAACCAATGTGTGCCCTCCGGGGCGCGTTGGGCTCCTGCGCCTCTGCCACGCCTCGGAGAAGAACGCCTGACGCTCGAAGTTCCGGTCGAACTCGTCGCCAAGCTCCACCTGTATGTCCCTAAGGATCTGCCGGAAAACGCCGCGTACCTGTTCGCTGATGTCACTCATTGCTGTCCTCTGTTGTGGGGTTGTCGTCAATCGCATCAAACAGGCTCGGCATGTCAGACGCCACGACCGGGTTCTCAAGCCCTGCCGTGGCGTTCATCATGTTGTAGAAGGTGCGCTCGCTGATGCAATATGCCGGATATATGTACCGCTGCCATATCGCCCTGTTGCTGAGGCCGCTCCTGGCATAGCGGTCATATATCCTGTTTATGTCGGCTACGCGCTTCCTGTATGACATGCCGCGTCTCTTTGCCATGGTTTATTCTATCGTTTTGGTGTTCTCGGTTTATACGGTCGGATGCCCACAGCCGGCTGTCACCCTGCCGCGCCCTCCTCCTTCTTGGGTTCCACAAAGAATGTCTCGTCCTGGACGACCGAGATCCCGCACCGGGCAAGGTTGGCGGCAACAGTCTCGTCGTCGCGGTCTGCAAGGAGCTTGTCCCTGGCAATCTCCTCTGTGGTGCGGATATGGCCGGGAAGGAACTCCCTGACCAGTTGCAGGGCACTCGCCCATGTGAAGCCTTTCAGGGTCTTGAGCTTCGGGGTGCCGGTACGGAACCCTATCGTGCCGTGAACCATCTCAAGGCTCTTCTTCTTGCTGAAAAGCTCGTTCTGGTTCTCGGTGGCGTATGCCTGCAGGGTGTCGAAAGCCTCGTCCTGTGTCGTCTGGAGCTGCGACAGCCTCTCCTGGTGCTGCTCACGGATCCGGGCGCACTTTAGCTCGATTTCGGCGGTGATCTTCGCACGTTCCGCATCTGCCTTGGCGTAGGCGGCGAACGCTTCCTCGGCGGCTTCCTTGCTCACGCCGGTGATGATTGTCTTTTTTTGTCTCTTTGCCATTGTTGTATTGTTTTTATTGGTTGGTGATTCAATTCATGCCATGGCCGGTGCCTCCGGCGAGGCTTATGAGGTATGTTATCTGCTGCTTCGGGGTCTCGGTCTTGGACTGATCTTTCCTCCTTGCCCAACCCTTGCGTTTGATTGAACGGAGTTTTGCTGCAAGTTCCATCAGCTCCTCTATAGAGAGCTGTCCGAATGTTTTCCCGGCAATCCTGGGGTGACGGCAGAAGTCGTTTATCTGCGCCCAGTCGGTGGTATCGACCTCCAGTTCCTGCATCAGCCTGAGGGCTATGCTCCGGCGGCGTTTCAGCTCGTCACGGCTGCCGTTCATGCCCTCGATGGCCATGCAAAGGTCGGCGTATTCCTTCCGTGTCATTTCCTTGAGGGAATCCGTGCGCCCGGCGGTGTACTGCGACACGAACTGACGCTTCGCCTCATCCGGCTCTCCATGGATGGTGAGCCTGTGGAAAGCGGAGAAGAACCGCCCGAAGTTAGTTACCTGCTGTGACATGTTATTTACATGTTTTACGTGCGAGTTCAAACGATATCTTCGCTTGGTATTTATCAAGCCACATTATCGCCTCCTCGATTTTCGTTTTTGTCAGAGAGATTTCCCGATTAGGATAAACCTTGGCAATTGTCTTTAATGCCAGATTTAAATTGGAATGTGTAGCCGCTGCCACTTCCTCCAATTCTATAAGTTGCTTTACGTTAAGATTTTCCATATTTGTTATTGTTTATTAGGTTTCCAGTCTATTGTCACCAAAGCTATGACCTCGCCGGTCCCATCGCAGTCCGGACAGGCATCTTCGGTCTGTCCATAGGCGTTGTCCCTGATAAAGCCGCCACGGCCATTGCAGTATGGGCAGGTCATCGGTTTGGTGCAGAAGACCTCCTTGCGGATACGGGCATCCGGCTCAATGACTATCATTTCTTTTCTGTTGCTCATTTTATCCGATATTGTTTGAGGTTCTTAATATTCCTTCTTCCCATACGGTGTAGTAGCTTCCGGGGTCTTCTGAAAAGCGTCCGACACAGAATGCCTTGTACCCGACAACCCTCACTTTTATTCCGGCGATATAGCGGAGCCTGACTGCCGCCTTACCCATCGGTTGCCCCTTGTGCTCCTGCGAGATGAAGATGAAGCTTTTGGCCGGGAAACGGTCGATAAGCGTCTTCGCCTGTTCGTATGTCCATTGGGCTACCTGAAAGCTGTCAATGATCACAAAGTGGGGACTCTTGGGTTTGGCGAGCCGCTCGGTCAGCTCATCGTATGTGTCGCTTGTGGCAACCCGGAACCGCCCCTGCACCTCGTTCATCCTCTCTCTCCTGATGCGATCCTGGAACGACTGGCTCACGCCCTCTTCGTAGGAGACATAGAGTGTCATGCCGTATTTGCAGAGCTCCTTGGCGAGCTGCATCACAAAGCTGCTCTTGCCGGAGGCTGAGGCTCCGCTGACAAACCATGTCTCGTTGGTGGGAACGAGGCCGAATGGCCGGCTCCAATCCTCGCCCCATGGCAGGGTCTTGTATCTCTTGGCAAGTACCTCTTTCGGACTGTATGCTCGCTTGGCCATCGTTATTGTCTTTTAAGTTTTTCAATTTCTGTATAAACCCGGCGAAGACCGCCGCCGCTCTTCCGGGCAATCTCCCCTGCATCTGCTCCTTCCGGCGCATTGAGCCTGGCCACGATTCGCGCCTGTTCCATGAGGAACCGGGTGCGCTCCTTGCCGTCATCGGGCGTGACCTTGCTGTAGCGGTCGCCATAGCGGCTCAGCATCTCGGTGTAGCCCACCTTCTTGCACTCGATGGAGCGGTTGATCTTCTCCTTTAGCCCGTCAGCTCCCATCATGTACCATGCGCAGCACCGCTCGGTGGCGTTCCACAATGCCTTGAGTTCCAAGAAGGCTTCATACTGCAGGTCGCCGGCCTCGTCAAGAATGATGAGCGGGCGGTCAAGGGAGCGGAGATAAAAAACGAGGTCCTCGTAAACGTCGGCATAGCGTCCCCGGCTGTTGGTGCCGAACTCGGCGGCAATCTTGCGCACGAGCTTGAGCTTGGTCTTGACCTGCGAACAGTCGATATAGACGGCATTGGCATGGGCCTTGACATAGTGCCGGGCAGTGAATGTCTTCCCGATATTGGGGAGGTCGCACATTATCGCGCTGATGCCGCCTGCCTGGCAAGCCTCCAGCTGCGCCGTGATGAACTGGAAGGTCGGGGTCTTGGCGACCTTCCACTCGATTTCGTTCCGGATGGTGACACCGAGTTTCCGGGCGATGCTTATCCAGTTGGCATCGCTGAGGACGCGGTCGGTCTGCCCGTTCTTGACCGCACTATAGACCGAGGTGGTGATACCGAGGAAGGCCGCGTGTTTCGCGTCACTCGGATAGTTAGGCCGGTTCGACTTTATCGCGGCAAGGATCTTTGTCCTGATGTCTGTTGTAATCATATTCTAACAGTGTTATAATTCCATTCTATAAGGCTTCTGCGCCAAGTGTTGAGTAGTCCGTCGCGAGGGATAGTTCTTGCGTTTCTCGCGCTTCTTCAACCGCAACGGGCACTTCTTCCACCTCGGCACGTTCTGCGGCCGTGTCGCGTTTCATGAGGCCGACACGGGCGATCGCATTGTTCTCGACATATTTGTTGAAATGGCTTATCCTCTTGCGCTGCTCAACAAATATGTTCTCATCCTCCTCGGTCTGCTCGGCCCGTGCGGTGCAGAAAGTGCCTACATTGTCAAGGCGGTCTATGTACATGTCGCCCTGGTAGATGAACATGTCGGTGATTTTGCCCTCCTCATCGGTGAGGTAGTATGCCTCGACCTTGTAATCATTGGGGGCAAGCAGCTCGATGGCCTCGGTCTTGCTTAGCCACCAGTCCTCCCCTGCGACCTGGCAGTAGGAGTTGCGCCGGATTGTGGTGCTGACTTTCTCGCCTACATACCGGGCGATGGTCGCCTTGTCAAGAGGTCGCAGCGTAGGGTTGATATTGGCGACAAGCACGTCCCACCGGCTCATGCCATTGTATTTTTTCTGATTGGGGTGCAGGGAATGGTTGTATTCGCGGATGTCACGCATATCATCGGCTATCAGCTCGTCCCATGTGTAGTACTCTTTCTCTTCGTAGGTGTTGTTGAACTCGTCAAACACCTTTACGCTCTCGGTACGGTACTGATGTCTCTTGGCGAAGAAGCGTCCGATGCCTATATGGTTGCGGTGCTCGATACTGCGTTTCTTTGCTCCGTTGAACTGCTCGGCGTGTTTCTCCTGTGAGTTCATCGGGGCGCAGAACCTTACGAAGGGGAACATCACGCCGGCCCGGAGGAATGAGTCGCGCCATTGGCTCATCAGGTGGTTCTCGACCTCAACCTCCGCAGGGCAGCCCCAGCCCTGACGGTCAAGGAGCCGGAACATGTTCCGGAACATGTCCACCACGAGGTCAACAGTCTTGGCCCGGTTGTAGGCGTAGCCGATACAGCAGCCGCTCGTGACATCGTAGGCATAGTAGGCTTTGGGGCGCATCCTCGTGTCCTTGAGCTTGCGCGGCAGGTCGCGGTCATCAAACGACACCTTCGACAGCGAGAACTCGCCGTGATGGCGGTGCATGTGGGGCATGTTCTCATGTGAAAAGGCGGTATAGCTCTTCAAGGCGTGGTCAAGGAGCAGCTTGTTCTTCGGCTTGTTGAGGTAGTTGCAGATGGTGGCCTCGCTCAGCGCCTTCGGCTCCCCGTTCTTGTCGGTGAAGTCGTCGGGGTTGAATATCTCGCCGGTCTCAAGATCATAGACCTCGTATTCGCCGGTCACGAAGGCGTTGTACAGTTCGAGGACATTGGTGTTCCACGGCTTGTTGGGTTGGGCCGCGATGCTCAGTATCAACCGCTCGGTCTTATGGTCAACCTTCCTCGCCGACTGGTTGCCGAACCTGCCGCTGACAAGGCTGGCATATCCGTTGGCCTTGTAATCGTTCACCTTCCTGCGGAACCGCAGCGTGGAGGCAGGAAGCGTGTGGCCGAAATGCTTGCGCAGGGTCTCGATGGTCGCAGCCATCATGCTCCAGTCATATTTGCAGCCAAAGAGTTTTTGGGCTATGGATGCCCTTTCGTAGAGTCTGATGCAGGTGTTCAGCACCGAGGCGTTGGTAATATACTCCTTTGCCTTGTCTGCCGCCAGGGCCACACCGCATTTCTCCTTATCAAAGAAAAACGCCGTTGCGGCCTGGTCAACCTCGTAGTTGCTCTTTATCCATTCCTCAAGCCGCACCTGTGCGCCGCCGGGATAGACCTCATCGACTTTTTCCTTATAGCGTTGGGGCAGGCTGTCAACGGCAACCAAGGCGTAACATCCGGCTGCGCCTCCACCCCTGCGCACCACATCAAAGCGGCCACGTGAGGCAAGCTGCTTGTAGTTCGGCTCGGTCATTATACCGCCATCTACAAGGTCGCGCATCGAGATGCAAAGTCTGTTACCGTAATACTCCATTTTCCCCTCTTTATCTCAAGGCCGCTGCCTGTTCTTGGATTTTGTGAATCATTGATACGGGCACGTTCTCGTAGGTGCTTATCTCCTTGCCGTTGAAATACACATGGCCTGAGCCATCCTTTTTCGAGAACTCAAGGATTGCGCCATTGGGCATATACTGCCTCATGATGCCGTCGGCATCGTGGAATGTTTCTACAACCGGGAGGGTCACCATTGCCACACCGCCCCGATTCAAAGCCGCCTTGCGGATACGCTTGTGGAGGTCGTTATCCTCGTGTTTTGTCGATAGCGCGTTGAACACAGTGCGCATGGTGACCTTGAACAGTCTCGCCAAAAACTCCCGGTCGGATTTCGTTACTGCGATTTGCTTTTTCATTTTGCTCACTTATTGATTTTTTGTTATCTTTGGGAAATTTTCCAATTTGAACCCGATATGGTACCGCTTCACATTCTCGAAGTGTCAATCACTTCTCTTATCGACGAGTCTCCAGAAGCGTTTCTTGCAAGAGTTGGGCTTCATCTATCCTGCCTGCATGATCTAAAGGGAAGCTTCGACCGCAGAGACGGCATCGCGCTCTCCCATCCTTTCCTCGTACAAGTTGATGGACGTGACGCATGGTCATTAAGGGTCTCTCTTGGTATATCCGTTGGCCGGGAGCGAGGTATATTTCTACATCGACTGTTTCAAGCAATCCTGCGTCTTCTAAAGCTTGAAGTACCTGACGCTCTTGTTGAGGGCGAGCCGGATGTATTGCAATTTTCATGACTGCCCCCGATTTTTTCATGCCGTTAAGATGTTCGGCATACTTTTTATGGCTGTGGAATTCACTCATAATCTCACTTTTTATTTAGTTGATAATTGATTCTCTCAATGGTGTCCTTCAGCGCGTAGTGGGCGGCATTCAGGGCATTGTATTCCTTGGAGCAGCAAAGCTCGTGGTCATCGTGGGCCGCCTCGTAATTGTCGAGGACTATCCCGGTGTCGTGGAGGTTGCGTGCCAGTGTGGCAAGCAGCTCTCTGATGGCGTTGTCGGCCTGTCGTTCTGAATATTCTTTCATCGCTTATGTCATTTGGTGGGAGCGGAGGGTGCGGCCCCTCAACCGTTGGCGAGTATACGCATTGTCCTGTATCACCGGCCTTTCGGCCTGCGCGCTCCGTCGGCGGCATTTCCCGACTGTCTCGCTCCCGTTTGCCGCCCGCCTCCTGATTACTGCGGGCGGCTGTGAAAAACACTTTAACAAGTATTAAAGACTGGGCACCATGAATACGAAGTGCCACGGTTTCGCGGCTCTCTTGCCGCCGGTGTCCTCACGGATTGGCCGTTTCATGCGTAAATACATTATTAACCCTAAACCAATCGGGGGGCCTCACGGTCGCCCGTCACATTTGCACCGGTGGGCCGGATACCGAAACCGGGACCCGGCACTGCCTTGCTTGGCGGGGAGGGCAGGAGTCGAACCTGCTTCTTACCTGAATCTTTTCTACCCTGTGTCTTGCCCTGCTGCCGGGCGTTCCTCCCCTTGTGCCTCCCCCGGCTTGCAACCTTTATTGGGGAGGCGTGGATTGATTAAAACGTGCTGCCTTCCGGCTTTCGCGGCTCTCTTGCCGCAGGATCGCCCTCTCTTGGGTCTAACCCTCTTTATCACTGCCCATCTTTGTCTTCAAGCCTGCATTCATACCTGTTGAGGATGACACGGTGAAGATCGCAGGTAAGCTCCCCAAGCCTGTGACGGAATCCGCTGACTGCACGCCATGCCTCCAGGTCGCGTTCGTCCCTGAGGACTGTGTCCCCTTCGTCGTCTTCCATTGTGATGCCGTTTACAAGCTCTTCCATCGCTGCATCAAGGCTGAACGCTATGCTGAGGATGAGCCGCAGCTGCTTTCTGGTCTTTTCTTTTGTCTCACTCATTTTCTCTTTATTTTACTTCGGTAATAATCGGTCTTAGCGAGCAGCCGTAGGCCACGACCATCCGTTCAATGAGTCTTTCCACATAGGACTCGGTGGCTGTGAAGACTATTCCGTCAAACCTGTCATAGCTGAAGGACACACCGTCAATCATCAGCACGAAAGCCACCTTGTGCTTTACGCTGTGCGTCTGCCATTTCTTGATTTCGTCGTTGTTGCTCATTTTCTTACATTTGTTAATCTCGCGGTTTTTTCGTATCTTTGGCCGCTCGTTCACTATTGAATACGCTGCAAAG